TGGAATATTTGGTCACTGTCGCCAACAGCTTACGTAAGAGCGGAAAAGGATTGGATTATGAGACGATACAGGTTATTGATAACGTATATGGGGAGATAGTACCGTTAATCAGGAATCTTCGTGGATTCGTCAATAATCAGGCGGCGGATTATTATGGCAACAACAAGGTTGGCATGGTAGAGGATATGGATGATATATTGCGGATGGCTGAGACATCTATGTCTGATATAAACGCCCTTCGTAGCGATCGTAACGAGGATTGGCTGGATGGACAGCTCCGGATGTTTAATATCCCAGAAAGATATTGGAATGGGATAAAGAAGTTGATAGATAACATCCATAAGGATATCAATGTCATGTCCCGGTTTTTCGGGACGTTAGAACATAGCGGGAACGCTATCTTAGGCATGTTAGGGCAACGTCTTGCCAAGGCTTATAACGACGCTCATGTTGAGGGCGTGGCTAATATCAATAAGATGACGAAGATGATGAAAGAGCGTGGATGGGGGATAAAGGATAATGAGGATCTTATACAGAAGATAAACGGTAAGAACTCTGATTACCTTGATTCGTCCCGTGATTTCGCCAAATACGATTTACTGTATCGGACAGAGCAGGCGAAAGCTATTATTGATATATATGATCTTAAAAAGGTTACGGGTAAGACCGAGAAGCAACTTGTCGACATGCTTTTATCTGATAAGGGGCTTAAGGTCAAGACTCGTGATGATATCATAGGATATGATGGTGATAAACCTATTACAAAGGAGGTCAATCATATATTCAAGCCAAGTATCCAGAATTTTGATATCTCGGCCATGACATTCGAGGATCAGCAACGATATCTCGATGCGATAAATAGGTGGTTGGATGAGAATCGTGAGAAACCTATGGTGCAGGCTTATTACGATAAGATCGAGAAAGTCAATAAGAAGGTCGAGGAAAGACTGGGTCGTAGGGTATCGCAAGCCACGTCCGATTTCATGACCCGTATCCGCAGGAGCAGGTATGTGGCTATGGATAAGTTCGTGAGGAACGGGAAGGTCGATTGGAAGGCGTTTCAATCCGATCCTATAGCTTGGAGATCTTATCTGGATATTTTACGTGACAGGGCTATAGCTAAGAGCGAGTGGTATTCCGATGGGACACCAAAGGAAGAGGGATCAGAGGCTCTGATGATGTCCGAGGAGATCAAGGCATGGGACGAGGCGTGGGCCGAGGAGTTCGGGAATACCAACGATGGTCGTAAGGCTTCCGCCGAGTTCAAGGAGATACTTCGTGGGATAGAGCGGTCCGAGGGCGGTAAGGCGGCGTTCGAGTTCCTGCTGGCTGGCGGTCATCTTGGTTTCTCTAAGGATATGTGGGGATCCGAGGAGGGTGATTATTACGAGAATCTGGTTGATAAGATCACGGAGCAATCTGTATCATCATCAAGGATAGAGGCGGTAGAGGAGGCGATGGCGACAATAAACGAGATCAATGACCAGCTAAGGCCTTTGCTTATCCAGTACCGGGATAGCACGAGATACGGGGAATATGATTTCGATAGGTTACGTGGATCCGCCTCATTAAGAAAGATAAACGAGTTATATGATCGTCTGGCTGAGGCTAAGAGCGTTATTAACGCCGCCGCTTCCGCTGAGGCTATTGAGATGGATATGCCTGATACGGTGGAGAGTGGAGTCACGGATTCTTACCGTAACGCTTTAAGGGATGCCATGGCATACGACAAGGGTATGGATGAGATTAAATTCGCCAAGGAACATATGTCTGCCCGCTCACGGAGTCAGGTGGATAGGATGGCCGCTAAGCTATCTAGGAAGAACCCGTCATGGACGACCGTGGAGGTATCGTTTTTGAGAAGGAAATACGGTCCTGACTTCAATAATAAGCTAGCTAACGACATAGCGATGGGTAAGACTGATGAGATCCTTGTCGAGTACGCCAGAACCCGGTTGCATCCTTATATGAGGAGATACTCTCCCAAGGGATATTCTGATTTCGTCAGGAAGATAAATAACGGTACGTATAAGGTATCCGAGTTCTTTGATGCGATGGAAAATGGTATATCCAAGGAAGAGAGCGTATCCCGTTTCGGGTTCGATATTAATATGATCGACCTGACGATCAACAACCAGTGGCTTGATGAGGCCGACGCCGAGAGTTCTTTCCGTAATCCTAATTATAATCCCGATCTGGGTTATGGGTATCATACGCCTAGGTTCGATAAGTACAAGAACGAGGCTTTCTTCAAGAAATACGGTATTACCAACGAAGGGGAGGAAGCTACGATCAATAAGGATAAGTGGGAGATGAGGAAGGAGCTGCTTAACATAAGCCGTAAGGCTATGGAGGATTATGACGAGCGGTTCAGGAACATCTACCAGATACCACAGATATCCAAGGGCGGCGTGGAGAGGATGGTGCAGGCCGGGGTTGACCCGAAGGCGGCCATCGGCAACGCCGTGCGTGATATTGTTGGCGAGAGGGTGGATGACCCTATACACGGTCAAGGGCAAGACCTAGGAGAGCTTGATGAGAACGATAACAAATATCGCATGATCCCCAAGTACTATCTGAGTAAGCTAGAGAATGCCGATGACGTATCTCATGATTTCGCGTACTCCTATTCCATGTTATCCTTACAAGCAGCCGCTTACAAGCATAAGAGAGCGGCTTTGGATGATGTCATGGGATACAGGAACATGATGCTGGAGACACAATACGACGGCGGTAAGAACCCAGAGGCAACGCATGCCTATAGGATGTTTCAAGATTGGGTTAACGCCAGTATCTATGATGTCAGGATAAATAACAAACGTATAGAATGGAACGTAGGAAGCTATAAGGTGGACCTTAATAAGCTAGCTCTTATGTTTACTAAGTTCGTATCCAAATCCAACTTAGGCTTCTCCCCGTTCGTGGCGGCTACCGGCGCCCTTGCCGGGCAGGCCAACTTCCTTTTGGAGGGTATGGTGGGGCAGTATATAAGCAAGGATTCCATGAAATACGCCTATGGGGAAGCCCAGAAGCAGTTGAGTACGTACGTGTCTGAGATCGGGGACATAAACCGTACCAACAAGCTATATGTCGTTGGAGAGGCCCTAGGTGTGTTTAATGTCCGCAACCGTGTACGATCGGCGGCGTACAACAAGATCTGGAGAACCTTATTCCGGGACCTGCCGTTTAAGATGATGGAGGTTCTTAACTCCCCGTTGGATCCGCAGGTCATTATCTCGGTCATGGATGATACCCGCCTATACGAGGGTCAGTTCTGGTCATACTCCAATTTCAAGGAGATGATGATGAAGGACAGGAATATGTCCGCTAACGAGGCTAAACGTGATTGGGAGCGTTTAAGGGATTATTCTATGTGGAACATGGTAGACGTCAAGGACGGAAAGATCGTGGCTAAGAACGAGGCTAACAAGGATATTATAGACCGATATATACCCACCTTGTCCAGTAGGGTAAGGAGTATGGTGCAGATCTGCGACGGCGCCTTGAACGAGCAGAACCGGGTGGGGGCTAGCCGGAACGCTATCCTTAATATGGTGCTGCCTCATCGTGGATGGTTTATATTGGCCGTGCAGCGGGCGTATAAGAAAGCCGGTTTCAATTTCCAGACCAACCAGTTCGAGGAAGGATACATGAGAACGTTATGGAGATTCGCCGGGGATATTTATAATATGATGTCAGAAGGCAGGATGAGGGAAATACATGACGTGCTGAAAGAATATCATAGTCTTAATCCTTATGAGCAGACCAACATCAAGCGATCGCTTGTTAATATGGCGGTATTCGCTACCATGATAGCCATAGGACGGGCGTTGATGGGATACAGGGAGGATAATGAGGATAGTTGGTTCGGGCAGTTCATTACCTATATAGGATTCAGGACGATCAATGAGATCGCTTCCCAGACATCCCCGTTCATGGAGCTTAACGCTATAGATATGTTACAAGACCCGCTGGTCACGGCCCGGAAGCTAGGTGATCTCACCGATCCTCGGAATTGGGATCCGTTCGCTACCGTCCAGACCGGCGTGTATAAGGGCGAGAGCAAGCTATGGAGGCAGCTCATGAAGTTCTCGTTTGGTAAGCAATGGTATAATATCAAGACGGCTAGGGATATTAAACAGACGTCCGACTACTGGTTGATGACCAACGGCATGACGATGGGATTCTTTCTAGGTGGTAGAAATAAGGATGAGTCCGGGGAGGACGCTAATTGGTACTTTGACAGGGGAAGATAACCGATATAGTATGACAAAAAAAAATAGCCAGTAGATTGCTTAAAACAATCATATTGGCTATTTTTGTATTCCCATCTATCCATCCCGGACGGATGGGAATAAATATTCTATTCATGAATACAAATGTAGATCTTTTTCATGATTCCACGAAGAACAGTAGTGAAATTTTGACGTCCGAATCCAACGAAATGGGATTGTCTACTATTTTTAATTACAATGGGAATAATGTAGCTTTTATCAAGACCAGTTATGGTATTCTTATTAATGCCACTGATATGGCTAGACCGTATAATAAGAGACCTGTTGACTATTTAAGGCAAATATATGTAAATGAATTAGTTAGTACAATTGTGAGCCAGACACACATATCTGAGGATCAATTAGTTATAAAAATGAGAGGAAGCTCTGAAAACGGAGGAGGAACATGGTTATATGAGGATGTGGCTATAGATTTCGCCCAATGGCTTGATGTTAAATTTAAGGTTTGGTGTAATTCTAAAATAAAGGAACTTCTTACTACAGGCTTGGTAAAGTTGCCAAATTTTAATAATCCTCCAGAAGCGGCAAGAGCATGGGCCGATGAGTATGAGGCTAGGATGAAAGCTGAGAAGGAAGTTAGATTAGCTTTGGAGGCTAAGGAAAAGATTGAGAAAGAAAAGAGGATGGTTCAAGCTGAATTAAATACAGCTATAGATACTATAAAGGAGAATGAACCGGTAATTGATATGTTTAAAAGGTCTATTCCAAGAGAAGGTGTCCTTATCCGTGAATCATCAAAGTATTTTGAGCAATTTGGCTATTATATCGGAATTAAGAACATGTATCCGTTATTACAGGAATTGAAATACGTTTTTAGGAACGAGAGAGGTAGGATAGAAGCGTATCAGTCCGCTCGTAATTCTGGATTAGTTACATATGGATCTGATCCCGGTGATGAATATTGGGAGGCTAAGGCCGTGACTGTCATGATAACATTAAAGGGATTTGTTAAACTGGAAGAATTGTCAAGAAAGAAAAGGAGCGTTTTTGAGAAATATGGTCGGTTCACGATATGATGCCCCTCACTGCAATCATTCTGATAAAGGTAAGGCTATTAGAGCGCTTACTGGTGATAATAGGTTCACTAAAGATATTTATTATAAAGTTTTTACCCAAAATGGTAAAAACCTTACTGATGAGTCGATCCCCGTCCATCCCAATCACGGCAGGCATATTTCTTAAAGAGTCTGTTCTCGGTGCTCCGTTGCTTTTTGTCATCTTCCTTATCGTACAAGAACCTGTGTGATCTGAGGCCACTGGTGTCGGTAATAAGTCTCCGTATTTTATCCCTTGTTTGGGAAGTGAACTCAAATCCATGAATCTTGTCTTCCCGTCCTTGTCGCAAACCTTCAACCCTTGCGTCTGAACAGTCGGAAGCAATGAACCATATCCTATACCGTTTATGTGGCGCTCCGACACCGCAAGCTGGAACAATGATCGGTTGGACGGAATATCCTTCACGTTCAAGATCGTCGCAGATGGTATTGATGATATATTCTTGCTCAAGTATCGTTTCCTTGTAATTTTCTTCATCTTGATCACTTTTCGTTTCCACGTCAGTTTCACTACCGGGTTGAACCATATTGGTGATTCCAGCAACATTCTCGCCAATAACCCAGAGCGGTCTTGTCTCTCGTATGACTCTAAGCATTTCCGGCCAGAGATAACGGTTATCATCCGCTCCCTTTCGTTGTCCAGCGACGCTAAATGGTTGACAAGGGAAACCTCCGGTGAGCACGTCGATTTTCCCTTTCCATGAAGTGAAATCAGTTCTTTTAATATCTTCATATAATACTGTTTTTGGAAAATAATATTTTAATACACTTTGACAGAATGGATCTATCTCGCATTGAAAGACATTGTTCCACCCTACCTCTCTAGCGGCTAAATCAAAGCCTCCTATACCTGAGAAAAGACTAGCGTGATTCATTCCATCTTATTTGATATTAATTTTTCTTTTATATGTTTAGATATATCAATTATCTCATCTTTTATATTGCAGTCATCTTTTAATAATGAACCAAATATACATGATATGGCGCCCTTTAGGCCTAGCGCTATCCCTATCTCCAATATTTTTTTATCGGTATTAGAGATTTCTACAGGTTCATATAATATTGATGATATGTTGTTAACGACGTATATTATATCATCTTCATTCATTGATGTAGATTTATCGACAATAGCTATAAAATCTTTTATAATC